GTAGATTTTAGGTAAAACGCTACCTATTTAATTATTGCCTTTAGGCTATGGCTATCTATACTTAAAAAATGGCTTCAAGTAATTTATTAAATATACGCTCTAAACCATTGTTTTATATACGAAAAAAACACTTAGTAAAAATTATATAATATAAAAAAACAATATATAAAAAAATATTATATAAAATCACTAAGTATATGACTTTTGGGAAACACCCACTGCTCATTTTCAAAAAAAAAAAATGAAGTCCTCTATTTCACCCTTAATTTCACTTCTCAAATCTGCATGAAATATTAATAAAATATTTTTACTTCAATCTCTCTAATTTGTAGATTGTTCTAGTAATCAAAGCCATCATCTCATCGATAATGTTCTGCAAGTAAGAATCTTGTGGCAATTCTTTTCTAGTAGTCTCTACATATTTCTTCAATGTAATCATGTATTCCAATGGTGAGCCAGCAATGATGATTACAGATGTAGGATATTCCTCAATGAACTCTAACCCACCAAAATAAGATTCAGCGTAGCTGTCTACAATATCACCGATTTCGCTATAGAACTCTTCTAGTGCTTTGTGCTGTGAGAATGAGCCAGTCTTTAGATGAGCAAGGTGAGCATTAGTCACGCTATGCAGCATTGTTACGATGAATTTACCAGCGAGGGGGTATGCCATTATTTTCTCCAAAAACTGTACCAGAACTCAGCCATCATATTACCTCAACTTCGATGTATCCACCAATGTTATTAGCTACTTCGATGACAATACGCTTAAAGCATTTGTCATTTACCCCTAAAGCATCAGCCATACCATCTAATCCAGACTTGATAGATGCCAGCATATTGTCTAAGTCCATGTGTCTATTGTTGGGTTTGTAAAAGGTAATCTGCAATGCTTTGTAATCATCTCTGACTGGGTAATCAACCATTGCTGCCTTGGTATGGTAATAGCACTCTAGTCTGTATCGTTTCTTGAACTGAGCTTTGTTTAGGTAATGCTTAGAAGAGTTAGGACTAAGTTCTTTAGGATACCAAGGGAATGTAATAATCATTTATATACCATTAATCATTCTTTATATTAATTAATATACTATATATTAACTACTATTCCCCTATCTGCTCTTTCGGTGAACGAACCTAGCCTACCTAGATTCGCCTTAATCTGCTCCATCGGAGTTACAGAACCCGTCAGTCTTGCGTTGAATCGGCACTAACTTCGCCACCGATATGTGTCCTGTCACATCAACTACCCCCAGTAGGACTATTCGCTTTAGCACCCTGATATGTCGTTAGAGCCTCGATGCTAAACCTAACTGGATGTGGCACAAATAAAAAAAGACTACTAAAATCTGTCATTTCTATTGGCTTAACACTATGTAAATACTCTGACCTATACTTACATAGTGCGAAATAACAGACTTCAATAGTCTTCGCTGTCAGATTATTACACCTGAACGCCACATTCAGTAATTGCATTGTAGGACAATATTTATAGAAATACAAGCTTTTCGTACAAATACTTGCTATTGTCATAATTATCGTTAAAAATCATATATATGAGAATTAGGCAAGTGGATACTATCTTTGAAAAGCACATCCTAGCATTAACTAGGCTGCATGAATTATGCTTTCCATCCGATGATATGCCTGATTTCAAGAAAGGTTACTGGTGGATTGCCTATGATGATTCTGAGCCAGTTGGATTCTGTGGGCTAACTCATGTTCAATCTTGGGATTCAGCAGGATACCTTAATCGTGGTGGAATGATTCGTACTCATCGTGGAAAAGGTATGCAACGCAGAATGATTAATGTCAGAGTAAATAAAGCTAGGAAAGTAGGATGGTCTTGGTTAATATCTGCTACTAGAGAGAATATTCCATCATCTAATAATCTAATAGCTTGTGGGTTTAAGCTATATAACCCTAATTATGAATGGCTAGACGGTCATTCTCTATACTGGATAAAGAAAATCTAATGCCTATCAAAGTATCTAATGAAGAATTCATTGCTACATGGACTGAATTAGGAAGTCCTCAAGCTGTTGCTAACGCACTCAGTCTAGATATTCGAGGGGTGTACTACAGGCGTAACAAATTAATTGCTCTAGGCTTTGATTTGCCTACTACCAATAAGGCTGGCAATACAGTTGCAATAGAAAAGCAATTGCTTAAAGATAAACTAGAAAAGAGATTGACTGCTGTAAGACATTCAGCCAGAAGAGGAACTATTTTAGAAAAGGGTAGAGTATTGGTATTCAGCGATGCTCATTTCTATCCTGATGATGAGACTACAGCCTATAGAGCATTGCTAGAGTGCATTAAAGAATATAAGCCAGAGATTATTGTTGCCAATGGTGACTTATTCGATGGAGCATCGATTAGTAGACATCCACGCATCGGATGGGACAGCAAGCCTACTGTAAAGCAGGAATTAGAAGCTGTTGAGTATCACCTTACTAAGATTGAAGAAAACAGCCGATTTAAGTCCAATCTTATTTGGACATTAGGCAATCATGATGCCCGATATGAAACCTATTTGGCAGCCAACGCTCCTCAATATGAAGGAGTAATGAACTTCTCCCTTAAAAACCATTTCCCTTTATGGCAGCCATGCTATAGCTATTGGATTAATGACGATACAGTTATTAAACACTCATGGAAGGGTGGTTTTAACGCAGGTAGAGCCAATGCTTTAAATGCTGGTGTCAATATGATTACAGGGCATACGCATAATATGTCCTATATGCCGATAAGTGATTACCGAGGAACAAGGTATGGTATTCAGACAGGTATGTTGGCTAATCCAGATGGAGAGCAATTCTTAGACTACACGCAAGATGGTGTTAAGGATTGGCGTAGTGGATTTGTGATGCTTACATTTGAAAAAGGACAGCTACTTCTACCAGAGTTTGTACAAGTTGTAGATGAGATAGAAGGAACTGTCCAGTTTCGAGGGAAAATCTACGCTGTTTAGTGCTCACTCGCTTTCTTTAAATGGCTTTACATTCTCCCAACTGCTACCTTTTTGACCAACCTCATTACTGTTGGTGCATTTATTTAAATGATTGGTAGCTTTAGGACATCTTTTATTTCCACAATCAGGGCATAAAATCATTCGCATACTTATCCAATCAGATATTGAATTAGGTCTGCAAGTTTCACACCAACAATCTTTGGGGTTCATTTCTCACTCGCTTTCTTTAGTATTGCTCTAGCAAAATCAATAATGCTATCTAATGAATTCCAAGTTTGAATATGCTGAACAATAAGTTGTTTTATTTCCTCATCACTTAACTCTCTTGGTGCTTGCCATAAGACCTCTTGCACTTGATGTTCTTCATTAGTCAGAGTAACTGCAACTACCTTACCTTGCTCATCTTTGACGATTGTTGGCATTAGCTCTATTGGTGTAGTGAAAAGTGGTTTTAATGTTCCCATGTCATAAGAAGCAGGTGGACTGCTTGAAAATACATTTATAAATGGGTATGTGTCATACATCCATGCAACAGGTTCTTGTTTCATTTCTCACTCGCTTTCTTTAGTAGTTCTTGGTCATCAGCAAAAGCAAGCCAACCATGAACCATGTTATATGTTAATTTTGCTTTTCTTAACCAAACCCAACCAACAAATAAACATCTTGGTTCATGTAGTTTTCCTGTTGGGTAATGAATTTCTACTAAAGGTCTAGGCATTAAGCAAAAAACAGTTTTTGTCATTTCTCACTCGCTTTCTTTAGTATGTTATTGGCGAATTCTTTAAACCATTTGTTATGAGGAACAAAATCAGGAGTAGCACCATCAGGCATACAATCTTCAATTTCTTCCATGCTTAACTCTCTTGGTGCGGTGTAGAGTGGAATCATTTTGCTTTTTGTTTCATCATCAAGCATTAGGTTTTCATCATTCATATATAAAAACCCTGAGCCATCAGTCCATGCAACAGGTTCTTGTTTCATTCGTTGCACCTTTCAACCAAAGCAAGATACCCAACAGAATCAACTAATGAATCATGATGGTCAGGACTATTAGCAAGTCTAGCTACCTTCAATAATGTCATCATTAATGCGACATCTTGTGCTGTTAGCGTAGCTACATTTCTTGATTGAATATATGCAGTCCACATTACTGCAATAACTTCTAGATTCTTTGATGGGTGTCCATAGGTTTTCTCCCTGTCACCATAAATAATCTCTTTTGCTTCATCTAAAATACTCATGCTTGCTCCTGTGATTGTGCTAATTTGTAATGTGATTTAGTTGTAGTTGAATAGTAATTCTCTACAAATTTACCATCAATATCGGTAATCCAATTCTGAGGAAGATAAACATATTTAAGTTCTGATTTATCTAATTTTGCTTCAATATCCGTAGCTTTTCTGAGATAGCGAACAAATGGTTTATTGCTAATTTTTAATTCTACTATCTTAGCCATTTCATGAATGACTTTAATTTGAGAATATTTTTTTGGATATCTTTTATGTAATCGTTCATTACCATTTGATACTGAACCTAGTAAAGAACCATCATCTCTTTTTTTGACTTTAATAGTAAAGCCTTTAAATACTGCTGTTTTCATGTTATGTCCTATGTTATGTTGTAAAAGTGGCAGGTAATGTAGATTGATACCCTGCCTGTATCTTAGAAAGGTCTGATAGCCCTGAAAATTTTATGACCCCGAGCTATCAGTCACAAATAAACTTTGCATCTACAAGGTTTATCGTTTATTTGTGTTTATAATTTAGGGGTCTGCTTTATATTCTTATTTGGACAATTTCTGCCCTGATTACAGTCATGATTGCAACATTTTTCTTTCTTTGGAAAGATTTTGTCCCAATTATTTCTGTAGTCATTAGTAGTCTTCTTTTGTTTTTCATTCATTTAATTATTCTCTGCACAAGTTCTACATATCCATTTATATGTTAATCTGTCTTTGCTTACAACACGCTTACCAGTTAATTTATTTTTTTTCTGCTTACAGTTATCACAAATTCTCATTAAGTAATCTCATCGTTTCTTCAAGTAATTCTTCTTCGGTGACCAAGTAAATTTTCTCGAAAGCTTTTCTACCAAGTCCATGTATTCCTGTGTTACCAGTATGGTGTTCTGGACACAATGGGATGACTGGAGCGAGACTTCTTTTACCCCCTCTTCGAATGTGGTGCAAGTGAGGGGGTGTTTCTCCGTATCCAAGATGTCTGCACAATGAGCATCCAAGCCTTGCAACTTTATCATTATGTTCTCTTTCCGCTTTATTCAATTTTAGTTATTTTGATAGCATATTTAAACAACAAATCTTTTTTGATGAGGTATGCTTTTTTAGAAGCTGTATCACCTTTACCTACAAACTCAGCATACTTTAAATTATTCTCAAAGATGCAATAAACAATGTCCATAGGTGTAAACCATGCCAATACATTGCCATCTGTAATCACCCAATATGTTGCAGTAGTAGTCATCAATGCAGAACGCTTACCATTCATTTCAAACTCGATGACAATGTTTCCAGTCTGATTACTTTTATTATCAAACTTTACTTCAACAGATTGCTTTGTCTCTGGAATCCAGATGTCATAGCCCTTGAAAGCATTAATAAGAGATGCAGACGGATATTTCTTCCGTATCTCTTTTAATACTTGCATTTCAGTTTCCTGTCCTGCAATTAGGC